AGTAATGTAGCGAATGTCATAACTGACATAGCTCTAATAATTGCAAATTTTATCATGTTTCAAAAAATTGCTAATGTTTTGAGTATTGTCTCATTCCTAATGGTATCCTCTGTTATTGGTGGAGGGTACTTTGGATATAAATATGTAACATCAGAGCAGTTTCAGACAAAGATGATCAATAAGGTTATTGGTGGTGTTCAAGGCATGATGCCTAAAGTATTAGATAATGCTTTACCTGATCTTACTGGCCCATCTTTGCCAGTACCACCAACAATGAGTGAATCTAAAATATGAACTGTTGGCATTGTAAAACTGAACTTATCTGGGGTGGAGATCATAGTATGGATGAAGAAGATTATCCCTGCTCATCTGCTGAATTTAGTATGGTAACTAATCTTTCCTGTCCTAAAT